GATAATCTCTAGCTAAAGTAGAGGCTTGTGTTATTGTCAAATTATTTGTACTACCGTCTAAATCTAAGTAAAAGTATGCAGAATCACTAGCCGTTGTTCCAGAATAACCGCTACCTGCAAAAGTTAGTTGGTTGCTATCACCAAAAATATCTACATAATTAACGGCGTTGGCATAATCTATATCAATATCAAAAATATTATTATCACCATCGACTAAATAATCCAAATCTAAATAAGAGGAATCAGAGTTTTCAGCAACTTTAATATCAAACTGGTTGCTGTTACCTTGTACCTGGACGTTATAGTTGGCATAATCGGCTGAATATAAACCGCCACTATTCATTAAAATATCCATTTGATTGCTATCACCCTGGAAATCAAAAAGAGCTGTAACATAATCTGCATCAAATGCATCTGATCTAAAAATATTGTTAGCACCTATCTGATTGACGGTTAAGGTCATACTAACACCGTCTAAGTCAAGTGCAGTTAAACTGCCTGCAACAGATTGCAAGCCACCCATAAGGTTTGATTGTCCTAGTTGTTCAAGCTTGATATTAGCTTGATTACCTGTTTGTTCTACAAATATTTCGTTATCAGCAAAAACTGATAATGACAGAACTATTAGCAAAAATCTCATTTATTCTCCTTGATATTGCCAGTAGCCTTTAAGCCTACCCTGATTAATAATATCTACAATACCAGTTTCTATTGCAGCTTGCAACGCAATAGACTTGCTCTCATTCATAGCGTTACCACTTTCAAACTCTACCAACTTAGTGCCCTCGGCTATATATCTAAAAAAGTCGTTAGATAAACCTACTGACAGGATAGTTTTGGTAGTTAGGTTCTCTAGTAATATTTCTCCAGTAGATACAGAAACCAATCTTATTGATACAACAATAGTGTCTTCCCGATATTGTTTGCTGTTACCGATACCTAAATATCTAGCACCAACACCACCTGTTATTAGGTTTGTGTTGTAGTCAATAACACCTCCTTCAAATAATATGCCAGCAAAAAGTAAAGGGAGTTGCTCTGTTTCATCATCGAACTTTTCTCTTGTGGATCTAATAATTTGTCGTTCTCTTGTTAAATGGTCTAAGCCAACACGCTCTACAACACGAAAAAAACCTGATTGCTTGAGAGCTCGGATAAAATATGTATCTGGTGCAAGTGTTAAGGCAGTTGAAAAATTAGCGTAGCCATCAACAGATTTCCTTTGACCTGTTAAATCTTGAAATTTATAAACCGCTACTACTGGTTGTTCTTTTGCCTCTGGCACCTGGGTTATAGCTTCAGTAATCGGCTGGTTTATGAAAGCATTTTTTGAAAAACATTGTGCTTTACCAACGAGTGTTACAAGATCTTTATAATCACCATCGGGATTTGTTATACAAGGAGATACTCGACTTATGTGTGTGGCACAACTAGAAACCAAAATCCCCAATAGGGATAGTAATAGTAGTTGTTTCGCCTGTTGTTTCATTAAATATAGTCATTGTAATAGTAACTCCATCTGTCGTCCATGTTATAAGATTATCGAATAAGGTGAACTCACCGTTTTGTGCTGGATTGTCACCAAACAACTGTTCAACAAGTTGTCGAGAAAGTTGTGCATACACACGAGACTCAAAGTTTCTTAAAAACCTTGCTAATGTTGTATTTTCTGCATCTCTTTCTAACTCTTCTTGTAAGGCTTTTATTTCTGCTTCTAAAGCCTCTTTTCTTGTGTACTCTTGGTTTTCAATCGTAAGGTAATGTGCGGATGTACCAATTCCACTAAACGAAGGTGATTTAAATTGAAATTTAATCTCGTCTGCCATAATTGGTATGGCTAGTAGTGGAGTTAAGAGTATAAATAAAAAACCACAACCTTTATTTTTACTGATGTAATATTCATCGTGCATTTTTCTTATTTGCTTTTTCTTATTAGTCTTTTCTTTGATCATCTCTATCTGCTTTAGCAATTTTGTTACTATCAATAAGTTGCGGTACGCCCAAAATTGTCTTGATTAAAGTATCTTGTCTGATTATTTCGTTGTCAAGCGATCTAATTCTATCTATCAAAGCAACAAGTATGCCATGCTGGCTATCCAGTTTGGTACCTAAGCGCTCTTCCATTGCTTCTATCTGTTGCTGTACTTTATCATCAACAGTATCTATCTTTGTCTCCATACCGTCGACTATCCGCATAATCAGTTTGTATATAAACCACCCTAATCCTAAAGCAGCGGCAATAGGGAATCCAACTTGTTGGATAATAGTGACAAATTCTTGCATTTAGGTATTAGTCGTCGCTGGAGTTAGACGCTCCAAAATAGAACGAGACTACAGCACTTGCTAAACCACCAAGGTAACCTAAAACTAAATTTATAAGTGCTTCTGAATTTTGTTCAGGCGGTTGCAGAGTAACCAAGAAAATATATCCTAAAAAACCGCCGATCATTGCTATACCAATAATTCTTGCGGTCCAATCTTTTGAGAAGTTTTTTCTTGCGTCCTGAACATCAGCTGCTTCTAAAGCAAAAATGTCAACTTCATGTTTTTTCATTTCAGCTTCAAACTTGAGTTCTGCTTCTTTAATCTTAGCTAGATCCTCCATAGAAGGGTTAGCCATAGCTTGCTGAATAGATTTTTCATTATTTGGTATTCCTAGTGCATCGGATATAAGTTTGCCCGCAGCACCTCCCATAGGACCACCCATAGCTGCTCCTAATGTTGGAGCAAGTGCACCAACAGCACTTTTTAATAGATTTTTAATAGCCATTATTCATCCTTTTTTAAAAATAAGTCAGACCTATCCATCACGATAGGTTTGTCTGATAAACATTCTAACATGTCTTTCGCGAAGTAGGTGTAGGGTTCAGAATTTTCGGTAAACCTAGATTTTTCATGCACCATAAATCTAATATCGTATTTTTGATAGGGGCTCCACTGGTGATACCAAACACCATCTGTTAGGCAAAATACAATCACAAAAGGATGACCAGTAGCCATCGCCAGTTGTGCACCGTTTTTTAGTTTCGAGGTAGAGACTATCAACTCGTCGTATTTTTCGAAACCAAAGCTTCGACACTTTATTTCAACCCATTTACCACCGTGTGGCATTTCAGCCCAATAATCCACATGATATTGTGGGTGGAGCTTATAGCACGAACACCCCCACTTCTGTTCGATAATCTTAGCAATTATTTCTTCTCTGATTAAATCAGCTTCGGTTTCCTGCCAAGGCTTGTTTGTAATATCCATAATTACACGGGGCTTTTTCTTAATTCTTGTAGATCAGGATCTTCACAAATCCAACGCCAAATAGTGACGTGGTTGTAAACAAAACCTAGTTCTTCCAAAGCTTTCTGGACTTCTCTTATTGAAATACCTTCGTGCTCTTCTAACAAATTAAACAAAGCTTGCTTTGCTTCTTTTCGTTTCATTCTTCTACTTATAAACATTATTCCTCCATAAAACTTGAGTCGATAGCGACTATTCTCTTCGTGGGCCTACCCTTGCCTCCAATCTTGACATCAATCTCTTGGATCTCTCCAGCATTGGTCAAGCGTTCAATTATTTCCTTAACTTCATAAGATTTCATACTACGAAATAGCTCATGACGATCTACCTCTCGTTTGGAGATACCTTCACCCCCACGAGATCTTATGAAGTTCAGTACAGATTTTATTTTTGATTCGGTAGCAGATGATGCTACACGATCACGACATGCTTCAATAAATAACAGGTCGTAATACCTAACTAAGTCTATACACCAGTTTGTTACGTGCCCTGGTATTTCAACAGCATCAGGTTTTTCTGCTAGTGCACAAGAAAGTGCTAACCGCATTGCTTTCTCTCTAGATCGAGATAACAACGGTTCTAGATTCTCACGCTCCAGCATGTCTTGTCTTTTGATTATTTCTCTCGCAAAATTATCTAATAATTCTTCTGATTCTTTATCAAACCGTAAAATTTTTTGTTTGCAATCTAGTTCAGCGTTATTTTGATAGGCATGTCCAAACTCGCCTTGGGGTCTACGTATATAATTAACCCAATTAATCAACTCTAGTGGAGGTTGTTTGTATCTTTTCAAACCTGCTATCCTTCTAGGCTCTTTCGATTCTACTATTAAGAATCTATTTAAAAACCCATCAGCAATACGTCCTGAAGACAGTGCACTATAAAAGTTTCTAGGCACTGACATACCGACTAAGGTTATTGCTGGTTTATGTGTAACCCTATTCATGTACATGTCTTTCATGTTTTCGGGAACATTCATCAAAGAATAATTATCTGGTCTAAGCACACCATGACAACGACCCCAAGATTCCATCAGGGTCTGTATACCGTCTTCTCTGTTGGTGTTTTGTTGCGTTGATATATTTTCAAGTCTTTTGCCGAACTCGTCCATAACAGTTATTTGTGTTGGTCTTAACTTTAATACTGAGTGGACGGCACCAGAAGATGTGTACCCATCACCAACAATCAAATTTTCATGATCTGTTTTGTTAAGAACCGATTCTACAAAAGTTTTTATATTCTCTTTACCTTGGCCAGATTTAGCTATACACATAAAAAACAAAGAAGAAAAGTTATTCATATCAGTTTTATATAATCTTCCACACACAACGCTGGCTAAACATAAAGATGCTACTAAAGATAATTCAGGTTGGTTTACTTGTGCTATATCTTCCGCGTAGCTCATCATTTTTTTCATAATTCCAGGAGGATTAAGTAAATCTTTTGGTCGATCTATAGTTTGTATGACTTGGCTATATAAAGGTGCAATCTTATTTTTTCTTTCATGTGTTTTTTTGATGTTGAAAACTACATTGTCGATCTCTTTTTGTGGTAGTGGCGGGCTGTTTTGTGTGTTCCAAGATTGCAAAAAAAACTTGGCAAACTCTTCATTCACATTTTTTGATATTAAATACCCAGCGATCCGAGCGGCTGCGTCATTACGTGATCCCTCGATTACACCATCCAAACTAAAAGGAGCAGTTGCAGGTTTACCATTATTAACAGATGAACCCGTTATTTGTTCCCATTCTTTTTCAGTAAAATCGGGTAAATCGTTAAAATCAAATAAATCCCAATCGGGTAATGTGAGCGGTTTGTATAATTGGCCGTTGGCGTGCCGATTATAGGGAGCGATAATCAAACCGCCCACGCCCCGAATATCTATCATCCTTGATAGTTGTGTTTCATTGGTTCTTCGAGAAACAAATGTAGTGTAGTTTTCTGGGTTGTTGTAGTAATAATGCATCCCCTTCCCAGTACGCACTTTGTAAGGAGTTACTGGTAAATTTTCTTGGACCCACTCCATACTTTCTGGGCTATCGGCATCAACAACAATAAAATCACCGCATATTAAAGCAACTACTAAATCATCACGATCTTTGAACCAGTCCTCAACTATTTTTCGTTTTGGTCTTGCGCTTTTGTACTGCTCCCAAGAGCCTAATGTTTTAGGTGGTTTTTTATCTTTTCTTTGTAAGGGAACTACATTTAATCCCTCATCATAATAAGCTAGTGCAAGATCAAGTGGTTTCTCTTCTTCCGTTAGATTCAGTTGAAACATCAGCTCCCTTAATAATTTCTTTTAGTTCCCCATATATGGATTCAAAATCCAAACGACCTCCAGTCGCTTGTATAATTTTTTTTGCTTGCTCAATAGAGGGTTGTCTATAACCATAACGCCAAGCACGTATTGAGGCTTCAGAAATGCCAAATAATTCTGATGCCGTCTTATGACCGATAAATTTTATGTATTGTTTCAGGGTATATCTTTTCACTTCTCTCTCTGTAAATTTTGGAAAGACCCCTACATTTTCCAGGCTAAGTAATTCTTTCTTAGCAATCTCTCGCATTCGAAAGTTATAGTTAGCATACCAAACAATATTTAGTTTTGACAATAGTTTTTCCTCAAATAATACTAGACATAGAGTAGACTAGCTTTTATACTAATGCAACAGGAGGAAAAGCTAATGTCGATTCAAGAAAGAATAGTAAAACCTAATGAGTTGGTTGACCAACAAGGGGTTAAGCTTTTAGTTTATGGTGCAGCAGGAGCTGGTAAAACATCTCTTTGTGCTAGCGCACCAGGTCGTGTGCTCATGATAAGTATGGAAAGTGGTTTGCTTTCTATAAGAGATCGTGAGAATGTTGATGCTATCGAAGTCAAGGAAGCATCAGAGATTATGGACATACATGATATGTTGAAGAATGGTGAACTGCAATACGATACGGTTTGTCTTGACTCCGTATCAGAGATGTCTGAAATATTACTTAATTTTGAAAAACAACGTCATAAAGATCCACGTATGGCTTATGGTAATGTTCAAGAAACAGTTACAAATGTTATGCGTGCTTATCGAGATTTACAAATGCACGTGGTTTTTGTTTGCAAGATGGAGAAACAAAATGTAGACAACGTAATGCAGTATGAACCAAAGATGGTTGGTACTAAATTAGGGCAGTCAATAACATATTTTTTTGATGAAGTTCTTGCACTAAGAGTTATTGAGGACCAAGATGATGACGGTCAAGTGGTAAAAAGAAGATGGTTGCAAACTGATGTTGGCCAAGGGTACACCGCAAAAGACCGCTCAGGTAAGCTTGAGCCGTTTGAAGAACCTAACCTAGTTGATGTAATTACTAAGCTAGGATTCACTACACAATTACAATCTATAAAAGGAGGAAAAAATGGAACGTGATTTTGATGGGGTAGATTTTGTTAATGAACCTACAACTAGACCAGCACAAATAGAGGTTGCGCCTAGCGGAGAACATATAGCAAAAATTATAGATGCAGAAAAATACAAATCGCAGGCAGGCAACTGGACCCTGCGTGTAGTCTTTCAAATTGAAGGCGGTAAATACAGAGATCATAAGGAATGGTATAACTTATGGAACCCAGATCCAGATGCTAAAAGAATATCAAATGAGATATTTAGTGCTTTAGCAAAGGCTGTAGGCTTCAAACAGTTTCCAACCTCTGTTTTATCTTTCGTTAATAAACAACTTGTTTTAGATGTAATACAAGTACCAGATTCATTTACAAATAATGAAGGTAACGAGATTCAGACTACTAGGCTTAAAGTGTTAAATTATAATAAGTTCGACGATGGCTCACCATCTGTCGGAAAACCTACATTGTAGCTTACCCCTACCCGCTCAATGTAGTTGGGAGTCTTCGGACTCCCTTTTTTTTTAGAGCGAGAAATTTAACTTTTGGTAGCAAAGTATATGAAAAACTACCTGGGATATGAAGCAAACTTCTCGCTAACTTATTTG